ATATTAACCTCCTCATATCTCTACGATTGCTGTTGGGGTTCTTCTTCTTTTTTCGAGGCCGGAGCTGCACCACCCATTATGCCGGCCTTCAGTTGCAGCGCTATATCCTTCAGCTTCTCCACACTAGTTATCTGTAGCACCAACAGTATCATAACAGCATCCAACACAGCCAGGAACAGGCATAGGTAAATGAACTTATCCAGGTACGTCACATTGTTCTTCACTACCTGGTACGCCCACACTACAGCCATCACCTCCACTGCCATCAGCAGCAGACATACAGCGGTTGCCATGTTACGCTTTATCGAGATACCGCCCTTAGGCTCACTGTTCATAGATTTGAAATAGCCCCAAATGGCTGTAAATATCTTTCCCATAATTATTTAGTTTTTGTAAAGCAGCTGCTTACTGCCATGATTAGTAAAATGGTTATCAGTATCATTACCCCTTGTTCTTGGAATTCAACGCTTCAATTTCTAAGTCCGTCTTGCGCTTAATGGCCTCATTGGCGCGCTCTACGGCCTTTTGTGCTTTAGAGGTAGTGTATGACGTGTACAACGAATATGCACCAACAGTTAAACCCACGACCCATGCAACCACATTGCGCGTTTCCGCTGCTATGATAAAATGCCCTATTGACAGGCTTGCGCTACTAATGGCGAGTATGCATTTTTCGTAGTGTTCCATGTGGTTAGTCGTGTGTTGTTAAGCCCAACAATCCCGCCTCAAATTCAAACGGGTATTCATTGTTGCCATCCCAGCCACTATAATCATCACCACCTATCGTGTCTTTACCAGTGAAATATACCGCTCCCGCATTGTCCCGAAGCTCGTAGTACAGGCTGCACTCTGTTTGCAGGTTGTCATTGAACAATCGCACATAAAGCCGTGTGCAGTTAACCGTGTCATTAAACTTAGCTTTAACAGGGGTGATATTCACATAGCTCATTTGAGCTGTGCTGTCAAAGTGTATCTCCTGAGCGTTGCCGCATAGGGCAAGTAGAAGTAGCAAAAGTGTAAGTGTGTATCTCATATTTACCAAGTTTTCGTGATTCTCCATTTGCTCGTTACCGAATTCCACATGAAATGGCATGACAGCATGTTTGTGGTTACTGTTGTAGTAGGTAGCGCCACAGTGCTTGCCTCGAATGAGGCGCCCCATGTGATGGCCCTCGCCGCCGTACCTGTTATTGATATGACCAGCTGTTGCCCTTCTACTGGTGTCCCTGTCATGACGAACCCTGTGATAGCTACTGTAAGAGCCGTTACCCTGTATTGGTCGAATAGGTCTGTATTGATGGCAGGCGTGGCATTACTTGCTGTGTTGCCGTCCCTCGGGTTAATCCTGCCTGCTATCGTCAACACTCCTGTGTTACTCAATTTGAGCTGAGACACGGAGTTTGCCTGAAAGTCGAATATGTTTTGCACCGTACCCGTGCCTATGCTCGTCTCTGTACGGTTGATAAGTAAGTCAGTATTGGTTGCTGTAGCACCTGTGCCCTGGTTATATGTGGGGTATATAGCTAGTGCGTTTATCTGCCCTGAAGTCCCCGTAAATATCATCTTGTTGGTTCCCGCCCTATCCATGAACACACTTATGCCATCCGCTGCTGTCGATGTGTTGTTACCCGCTTGGTTTCGTATCCCCATAACTGCGCTTACCGTAGGAGTCCAATGGTTAGGGGCTGCCATAGATGTTTGAAAAATACCATTCCCGTTCCGGTCCACAGAGAAGCGCGAAGTACTACCCGAAGCACCACCGAGAACGTCTAACAGCTTTCCCGAACCACTTGATGCATCAGATATGGCTATTTTAAAGGCTGTAGGTGAACCTGAACCGCTCCATGACTGCGAGAAGTTAGCCATGTTCACGCTTGCCGCGCCTCTTACATCAAGAGCCGCGCCAGGGGCATTCGTTCCTATACCCAACTCTTTCGCTGAGTTGTCCCACCATAGGTTAGATGCGTCTTGTGTTAAGGTAGTCGAACCCATGAACGGTATGGAGCCTGTGGTGAACGAGCTTACACCAGTACCACCGTTAGGCACAGGAAGCACACCCGTTACTGCACCCCCTACGTTGGCGCTGTTAGCGAGGAATGTGATACCTGTTGTGCCTACTGTGAACGGTCCGACTGCATTCTCTATGAGCAGCAGCCCCGCATTGGCTGTACCTTGTGCTACGTCAAAAGTCGCGCCTTGTACAACCACGCCCGTATTGGACCCGTCAAAGTCTGTAGTGCGCGTAAGTACCCAATTGGTCGAACCGCTGCCAATGTTGGTTACGCTATACACGCCGTTCTGTAATGTCGTTGACTGCTGCCACACGATTACCCTATCGCCCGATGATAATGTTATACCGTCAATGGCAATCGCGGCCTGTGTTCCTGAGTTAGTGAGTGTAGCACCTACGCCTGTACCGCCATAGGCCGCTGTTAGGTTACCCGTAGTCGCCACCCTTACTGACCCTCTGAATGCATTGGGTATCTCATAGTCTGTCCCGAGGACAGCTGCTGACATGGCCGTACCATCGCCCTTCAAGATGCCCGTAACAGTGGTTTGCAGTGAGATAGACGGTGTAGTGGTTGCCCCGCCTACGTTGCCCCTGAACCCGTTTGCAGTTACTACCTGTACGCTGGTTACTGTGCCTGCGTATGTGGGAGCTACCGTTGTTATAGTTGTGGCTTGTCCTTTATTGTTTACCGTTATCACGGGTATAGCGCCCCCGCCCCCATATGTTGCAGGTGTTGCATTTACAGTAGCGAGCGTAGCGGTAGCACTACCAGGACCAGAAGCCGTTACGTCGCCGGTCAGGGCTGTTATGTAGTTACCGGGTGCTTGATAATCCGTACCGGCTACTGCTGCCGAGGCATTTGCGCCATCACCCTTCATCATACCCGTAACTGTTGTCTTAACAGTTATAGTTGGAGTTGTGGTTGGATTGGATACAACACCCGTAAACCCGTTGGAGTTAAGAACAGATACACTCGTTACTGTCCCCGCGCCACCTGAGATAGCTACAGTGGTGATCGTGGTGGCGCGCCCTTTGGCGTCCACTGTTATCACCGGCACGGCAGAAGCCCCACCATATGTACCCGGTGTTGCGTTTACAGTTGTTAGCGTGAGTGCGGCAGTGCCGGGGCCTACTACACTGCCGTCCCCGGTAAGCCCCGTAAGGTATGCACCGGGTGCTTGATAATCCGTACCGGCCACCGCGGGCATGAACGCCGTACCGTTACCCTTCACTAGCGCATTGACTGTTGTGGTTAGTGTGATCGCCGGAGTAGTGCTTGGGTTTGCCACCGTCCCTCCGAGACCGTTAGCCGATATCACCGATACGCCCGTTACCGTTCCTGTCCCACCTCCGCCACTAGCTGTGCGAAGAACTATATTACCTGCAGCATCTGTGCCCAATACCTTGCTGGGATCACCAGTGGCATAGTTCGCAAGCCTAACAGTTCCGTATATATACTGCCCGCCCCTATTGGAATCAAGCGTTAAGCTGTCACCATGCTTGTAAACGTTAGGGTAGCCCTGATGCGGCCCTTGCGCAGAAGCAGAAGCAGAAATTAAAAGCAATATGAATAGTAGTATTCTCATCGTTGAATTATCATGTAGTTGAAGCTGAACTGACCTCCTGCGGAAACAGCTACAGACGGCTTGAAATAGAAAATAGTGTTGCCGCCTGTATTGTTAGTAGCATGTAGATATATTCCAGACTTAGCAGACAATGAAGCAGTAGGGAATAGGAATATGCTCACCTGTGCTGTCGTGTACGGTACTGAAATAGAGAAAGCTGTATCATTGCTTGCTGCATAATTACCCGCCGTCCCCGCTATGAAACCCACAAGGCTTGTACCCGTAGCAGTGAACGAGCCGCCGCCTAAATAGGTGGTTATGGGAATAGACCCCGCGCCTGTACTCTTTAATACCCCAGCCTGCACAGAAGTAGAACCCATACCCCCATTAAACACAGTAGGTATGTTGGTGGAGTTGCCGTTTGCAGTTACGGCTTGTAATGTATTGCTTGTACCAAGATAGGTCGACAGGTTGCTGATAGTAACCCTCCCGTCCGTAGATGTACCGCCCACCTTATTCACCGCTACGAATGAAAAGCCCGTATCGACAGGCGCGACAGGTATCTGACTTAGTTTCTTTTGTGCTGATGCGCTCAGGCTAATCAGCAGTAATAGTATTATGTTTCTCATAGTATGTAGTCCCAGAAATATCCTTTGTCTGATTCGTTTAATCTTACTGTCGTTGTGATCTCATTTAATGGTACACCTGTATCGGTTACTACTCCATATTCAGGAACTTCAATGCAGTACTCAACGCGCCCGTTTATTTGGTTTGTTTCGTCTTGCATCTCCATGGGTTCAAATACCTCTATGCTGTTCACCCAGGCCCGCTTATTAAATGGCCGGCTAAACCCGATGGTACTATATGCTGGTGAGCTAAGTATTGCCCGTATAATTCCGAGCATCTTTTGCATCTGCACGCTCGACAACTGATCACCCTGCGCATCCGCTGTGCTCTTAGCCGAGAACATCACATCAATGAAGTAGGTATGCGTGTAATGCGCCTGCAGTATCTCCCGGCTACCTTCATCGATGCTACCATGTTGGTACAGAATTTTAATAGCGGGGTACTCAGAAGCATCGAATGGCACGAACCTTTCAATCCATATCTTATCCGGCGCAATCAAGGCTGGGCTTAATACTTTTTGGTTCGCTATCTCCAAAGCCAATACAGCACCAATCTGATCTCTTATGAGTTCAAAATTAGACTGACCTATTACCGCTTGAATCTTAGCTACCATATTATACGCTCCATATCGGCAATGCCGCGTTAAATGCTATTTCGTTACCTACTGCGAATACTGTATCTGCGTCGGGGGTAAATATCCCGCCGGCATATGGCTGCATTGCAATAGAGTTATTATTCAACATGAACGGCGTAAGTACGTTTATGCCCGATACGCTTATCAGATAAGGAACAGTAAATGTGCCGTCGCCATTTATGACATATTCCAATGGTATCACGTCGCCATTGTCAAGTGTTTGTGTCGCTGGGCCCGGGGTCGTAACGAGATTGACATATATCTTACCAGGAGCCCAGCCTATAATAATTCTTTCAGGTGTAACCGGTGCATCGTAGTTATCAAGAACAAGTGTGATCAATCCAATTGTATCATCCGGCCTGTTCTGCCTTACCGTGTAGGTCCATGTCAGACCGCTTACATCCGTCCAGCTTACTTTATGATGCAGCAGCGCCACCTCGTTCTTTGCATTGCGCGTAGGATATCCGGCTGAAATCAAAGCCGCCTCGCTTACTGCCAATGTCGCCGTCCTGGCTATGCTCTTAAACCCGTTCTCGTCTATCTTCAGCATGTGCTTAGAAGCAACGGCCGTGACAGTCTTGGTGTATGAGTTATCCGGCGCAACAAAAGTTATAGCAGTACCAAAACCGTTTGCATCGGTCGTGATACGCTGGGCTAACTGTTGTGATCGCTGGATTAGGTTCATACATTACTATTTCTTCTTCTTAGTCGTCTTTGTTTCTTCCGAGACAGATGCTTCTTCGGCTACCTCCTCGATGAACCCTTCAGCTACTGCTTCTTCGGCATCACCTTCGAGTAATTCATCTCCGCTGATAACCTCCTGACTGTTGTAGACCCTGCCAGTCTGTACATATGGGAATGCCCCGGCTATTACTTTATACTGTTTCGCCATTGTCTGTAGCTTTTTTGGATTTTGTTGTAGTAATGTTTGGTACTTCCTCAATAGATTTTGAGCTTACCAGTTCAGGTATATGGCTTGCTTCGAATACTTCGGCGCCAACTATATCGCCCTGGGCCAGTGTCCTGCCGAGGTGCGTCACTATTGAGGTTGCTAATACTTTATACTTCATATAGCTTATTTTAAAAAGCCCTGCCGTGTTTTACTCAGCAGGGCTTTTATTATTGAGATCGTTATTATGCTACAACCTGCACTGTGTACATGCGGTCAACCGATACAGGTATCGCAAGGCCTGCGCTCTTCACGTCCATGATATGCGCTGAGTTCTGAGGGTCTGTGTAGTTACCTACTACATACGCCATTGATTGCAGAGGAGCGATATTCATATCCGCAGTACCGCCGCCGATTGCAAGTACTTGTGGTACTGCTGCAAATGACAGGTTGAACATTGGATTCTCAGGAAGGATAGTTACCTTCTTAGAGTTAGAATATGGAGTTGGTGTGCCACCCGCTGATGTGTCGTAAGACTCAGGGTAAGACCACAGTTGAACGCGGTAAGCGCCTGCTGTCAGAGTACCGTGATATACACCGCCTACGCTATTCTTCTGCGGAGGAAGTACAGTATCGATCACGTTGCTCAGGCTCGTCATTACACGCTTTTGGAAGATAGCGTTGCTGTAAAGGTCGGCAAGAGCTTGTGAGCCAAGGATAGCCACGAAGTTATGGCCTACTGACTTACCGTATTGACGGATGAATGTACAACCAGCTGCAAGGTCAGCAAATGGATCTATCGTGCCAGTAGCCCAATAGTTACCTGCGCCCTTGTCTACCAGGCTGCTGGACTTCCGTCCGAAGTTTACGCTTTCTGAGTTTGTCAGGGTAACTGTACCCAGTTCAAATATCTCAGCGATTTGCTTTTCGTAAGCGCGTTCTATCTTAGCGCGGCATTGTGCGGCGCGTGTAGCTACTGTTTCAACAAGCTGGCTGTAGATGCCGCTGTCGATTGCAGAGCTTCCGAAGAGCCTGTCGTACAGATCTATTTCAGTAAGATCGAACTTCTCACGGTAGTACGGAGGATTGTAAATCTTTTCCGTAGACTTAGCGAAGTTGTTACGGTTGCCCTCTGTGCCACGCATAACATCTACTGCTACCAGTTCTGCATTACGCTGTACCTGTACAGACACAAAGCGTGTTGCAGATTGCTTCGCAGGGAAGAATGAGCGATAAAACGAAGGTGCAGGTATTTGGTCGGTAAACACACTTACCAAATCCGAGGTAAATTGCGCTCTGGCCTGTCCAGCTGGTATTGAAGTAGTTGCCATTTTTTATGAGTTGTTTTTCGTCAGTTAAGATTAAGCGTTATCCGCAATAGTATTTTCAGTTGTAGCCTCAGTGATGATACCAGCCGCCCAAAGTAAATCCTCGTTTGTGCCCGCTTGCGTAGTAGTCGCAGCAGCGGCCGAAGTATTGAACAATTGGACAGTAGCAAGTGTATCTGTGCCGTTGTTGAAAATAAGACCTTCGCGGGCTACTTTGCCGTGAATGCAGAAAGTAACAGTTGCGCTTGCAGTATTGGCAACAGTGACATCCTGAGCCAATACAAAACGTGCTATCTGTGATCCATCAGTTAAGGTGGATATGCATGGGTAAACCTTGTTAGTCGCTAACACGCGGCCCATTACTGTGCCCTTTGGGAGCGTAACGGTGCTACCTGTCGCATTTGTGTATGTTCCTGTACGGAACAGATTGCCCCATATAAAGAGCTTCGAGTAATCAAATTGTGTTACTAATACGCCTGAAGTTGCCATTATTAGATGATTGAGATGTTAGAGAGATTTTTTTTCACTTCCGCATTGAAGGCCGCTACCTGAGCTGCTTCAGGTGTCTTGTCACCCTCAACAATTGATGTAGTTACTGCTCCTGGCGCGTCGGCCGCTATATTCGCAAGACCTTGCTTAGCGAACATCTTTTTACCAAACTCAGCCTGGGCAACAGGTCCGAGCGTTTCACTGCTTGCAATGCCTGCCGCTACTGCTACTGGGTCTGTATCGTTCCACACCATCCAAGTTGCTACGCGTGTTTGTTCTGCGGTTGCGCCTCTGCTTTCAGCGTCCGCTACTATTTCCGCGTATGCCGCGGGATTTGCTACCTTAAATTCTGCTGCGGTCATAATCTTATTATTAGGTATTTTTTCGTTTTGAATTGCGGTAGAGAATGCTGCTATACCGTGAGACGCGGACAAGGCCAGTATCTCGGCTTTAGCCGAAGCCGTCAGTGGGTTAATCTTATTGACAAGCCCCATCTGCTTCGCCTGTGCTGCCGTGATATTTACATCTATGCGGCTGTTCAAGCTGAACATATCATCTAGAGATACGCCAGTGATCGCTTGGAACATTGCAGCGTCAATCTTAGACTCTACGCCTTGCCTGAGTGATGCATTGATCTTGTTAAGCTGCGCCTGTACTTCGGGTGTGAATTCCTCTGGGTCATTCTCTATCCAGGATGGCAGAGCGGCCCTATGAGCCATGAAGTCGGATACGTCTAAGCACTCCACGTTATCGGCATATACGCAGAAGAAGAATCCGCCGGACTTTGCCATGCCGTCTACCTTCACATTCTTGCCATTAGCATGCTCCTTGAACTTAGCAAACATGCCATAAGAAGCGTACACATCACCACCGGGGCAGTTCATGCGGACAGTTATATCGCTGTTTTTATTGTCCTCCATCTTCTGAATGAAGTCAGAAGCGGTGGAGGAATAAATTGGGCTGTATAACAGTATCTCTTTGCTCATTTTTATTAAGTCATGTTAAAAGTAAATAGGGTAAAAAAAACTTCTTGGTAATTACGTAAATACGCCTAGGTTAATTATTTTTGTGTGCCTAAGAATATAAATTAGGCTTACCTGAAATGAGTAAGTCAAAAAAGCAACTGGAAGTGCGTTTTACTATTGACCACGACCTTCACAACGACCTAGAAGAAATTAAGGAATGGTTCCTTATCCCCAATAGTAAAACGCTACTGCCTGACCTTGTAAATGTGATACGCGCAAAGGCTGAATTTGTGCGGACCACTAAACGAAACTTGGCACAAAAAAACCCGCTGGTTAAAGCGGGCTAGTGTTGTTACTTTTTCTTTCCTTTATTAGGCGGCGGGTCATCTACCTCGTCTGAGTCGTTGTCATCTGTATCATCCTCCGTTAGCTTGTCCTGTTGCTGGATACCTAACTCCTCCGCCTCTTCCATCTCCTTAGCATACTGGCTCATGTTCGCATAGCCATCGCCCAGGTCGAGCGCTGCAGCAGCTTGTTGTTGTGTACCAAATGGTATATGCTCACTGCCGGCACCCATCACCTCACGCCAGTACTTGACTTCTTTCAGCGGATCGATATGGCCTAGCTTTTGACCGGTCCAAACACACGCACGATAAGCATTGAGGACATACATGTTATTTGTCCTAAGAGCATCAATATAGCCTGGAGCATCTACCTCAAATTGTTGAACCCATATGTCGAGCTGCAGGTTGAATATCGGTTGCAGGAAATGATTCCCCTGCTTATTCCATTCCCTACTTAACCTCATGCCCTCGGCCAGGAATGCGGCCCGGCTGGCAGAGAAGTTGCTGTCGAATTTAGATGCGACTATCTCAGGCGGTATTCCGGCAAGCGCGGCCTGTTCTTCGATCAGTGCTTTGTTGAATGGCTCAAAGTGCAGGTTGTTCTTGCTTTCCAGTGATCGCAGTTCCATACCCGGCGTCCCATTAACCACCATCCTGTTTGTGGATGCGCTGACTGAATTGGCTATTGCTTTGCCTTCCGCGCTATAGTTGAGTTGAGTATTTGCCGGTCTGTCAACATCAAATGCCTTAGTTATGTTACCCATTCGCGGGTCCGAATCGTCTGTATTTTCTTTATGGTAGATGTAGTAAGGAGATTTGGCTATTTCTTCCGCCGCCGATACGGTAGCAGACTTATACCTGCTCATCTGGCTCGCCGTTTCCATTCCAGCGGTCATGCGAGGTAGTGCACGTAAGTTATCGATACGAAATTCTTCATCCGTAAGCATGTAGGCCAATAACGCCCCCGACTTTGCACCTCGTGCCGCTATGCGTTCATACTCTAACCCGTAGCCAACGCGAACCCAATACGCAACATGCTTGCCTGTTGCGTCAATTTCGATACCCCACCTTACACGGTTGCCGGTATCTGGGTTTATGCGTTCAATTGGCTCATAGTTTATTTTGGCCTCAAAGACTGTAGGGAAGCTAATAGGCGTTTGCACATTGGCCCCGTCTACAAGCTGTACCTTAACAATATTATTTATCGGCCTGAGTATAACCAGTACATCTCCTCCAACTATGGAATTCAAATAGCCTGTCCCATGCAACTCGCCGAGCGTTCGCATACCTGCATAGTCGAACATTGTCGAGTTGGCGCATATGTTCCAGAGCTCCTCCACATCTTCATTGAACTTTTCTAGGTCTATTTTGTACCCCTTCTTTTCAAGGTACTTTACTGCCGGCTTACATTGCAGCGTCAGCCCTGCGCCCACAACAGTATCCTTTAATTTCTTATGGATAGTTTTGTAGTTGTTACTTTCGAGGTACAACTGCCATGACCGGAGTGTTAGCGCTCCATGGTCTACGTTATACCTGACGATTGGCCCCATCTCGCCGAGGCTGTTTTGCCCATCGTATACCGCTGCATATGCGCGGTTATTGCCAGAGTAGCCGCCATCTCCGTACATAGCGGAAGGCGTGGCTTTCTCGTCTTTTGTTTCGGGAACCGGCTTTTTCTTGAACGGGTTGCGTATGTTGATATTTATCTGCATCGGTTAGGGAATCTAAAATTTTGTTCAGGAATCTGGCGAACCTGGCGCCCATTCAGTCGGTTAACGTACAGCGACTTCAAGCCCTCATACATTTTGATGGCGGTCAGTATCTCGTTCGGGTTGCGGTACTTCGCGGTTATCTTAGTCTGCCCACTATCGAGGTAGTATTCGCTCAGGTCGCCTGTTTCTGCTGCCTTCAGCCCTGTGGACATGAGCGCATCGATAACAGCATCTATAGCGGTTATCTTGTCAACTAACGACTGTTGGCTGTCTATGTATATCGCGGCACTTGAATATTCTACCATTGTTAGTTAGTTAAGATGTTAGTTGTTTTGGCGGCGGTTATGTCTGCGGCCGAAGAAGATGCCGGCACAAATATTAATGGGTTTGTCTTCGGGGCATTAGTGCTGCCCCCCGTTTCTAAATGCACATGACTGTTGAATGCTGTTACCAAATTATTGTATTTCCCTTTCAACTCATTAAATGCCGTCTGCAATCCTTCAAACTGCGTCATGTGATTTGCAGGAGTACCTGTTCCGATGATTATCTTGT